AAGGCGTAGAAGTAGTCTTGCCAAATAACGCTGCGAGCGTTTACAGAAGCCAAACAGGAATTGATTACTACAACTCTTCTACGCTAAAAGTGTTAGCGGACAATGAGAACGATACCTACATAATGACTATCGTGTTTAAGTACCAAGCCCCTAATGCGAATCAGACTTACTTAGAGATACACTTTGAAGGAGGGAACGGAACTCCATACGACAGAATCCGAGATACGATTACTTTCCCTAAAGGAAACGATACGGCTCACGATTATCACGGAGTATTCCAATACTATGCAGATGCGAACTTTATAAGTAATGGCAGTCAATGGAATATAACCGCAGTAGGTGGTGCTGCTCAGATATGGGATATTATTTACTTCATCCAAAAGACACAGAATTATGCGTAGATCACCTTACGGAGAGAAGTGGAGCAGAACAAGCCCAAGGTCAAGCCGCAGGGCTTGCCTATGTGCTAAGAAAAATACCTACAGCAGAAAGTGCTGTAAGGGCAGAATGATAAACCAAGGAATTGGTTTTATAGGAGGTTGAAAATACAACAAGTAAAAGATTAATAGTTAACCTAATATAAATTAGAATTTTATGAAAGCAAGTGAAATTGTAGACAAACTCAAGTCTGTTTTGCTTTCTACTGAAGAAGAGCCACAGGTAGAACTTGCCACAGCGCAAGAAACTGCTGAGGCTGCTGAAGTAGAAGTAAACGAGGCTGTAGAATTGGCCGAATACGAGGACAAAATGGAAGATGAAGTCGTAGATGAGGTCGAAGAAGTAAAAGAAGTAGAGTATGTAAGCAAAGATGATTTCGAGAAAGCTGTTGCTGAAATCAAAGCTATGTACGATGCTTTAGTAGAAAAAATGGGATCTGAAGATATGGGAATGGAAGTTCCTACTGAAGATCTTGCAAAAGAAGAGTTGTCTTCTCAAGAAGACGGTGCAGAGCCAATCGCTCACGCTCCAGAAGCTCAAGCAGCAGCTCCTAAGTTCAGATCTTTTGCATCTAACAGGTCACGCAATACTATGGATATTGTGTACGCAAAAATGTTTAATAAGTAAAAATCAATAATTAAAAATGGCAACAACAACTTCAATTACTACAACCTACGCTGGCCAGTTTGCCAATGAGTATATCTCGGCTGCGTTACTTTCAGGAAAGACCCTGAATGATGGTGCTATCAGCATCAAACCAAACATCAAGTACAAAGAGGTCATCAAGAAGGTAGCTACTGCTGACATCATCAAAGACGCTACTTGCGACTTTACTGATACAGGAACAGTTACTTTGACTGAGAGAATCCTTGCTCCAGAAGAGTTCCAAGTAAACGTAGAGCTTTGTAAAAAAGACTTTCGTTCAGATTGGGAAGCTATCCAAATGGGAATTGGTGCATTTGACAACCTTCCTCCTTCATTCGCTGACTTCCTTATCGCTCACGTTGCTGGTAAGGTAGCTGAGAAGACTGAGCAAAACATCTGGGGTGGTGTAAACGGTACCGCAGGTGAGTTTGACGGATTCACAGTTCTTATGGCTGCTGACGGAGATGTAAACGATGCTGCTAACGGTGGAGAAACTTCTTTCTCTTCTTCTAACATAATCACTCTTTTAGGAAACACAGTTGATGCACTTCCTTCTGCTGTTTACGGTAAAGAAGATTTGACTATCTATGTTCCAACTGCTGCTTTCCAAGCTTACGTTCGTGCATTAGGTGGATTCGGAGCTTCAGGTCTTGGTGCTGCGGGTATCAACGCTCAAGGTACTCAATGGTACAACATGGGTAACGCTTTGGCCTTCGAAGGAATCAAAGTTCAGTTAGCTCCAGGTATGCCATCTGACCACATCGTTGCAGGTGAGGCCTCTAACCTATACTTCGGTACAGGACTACTTTCTGACCACAACGAAGTTAAGGTTCTTGACATGGGAGACCTTGATGGTTCTCAAAACGTAAGAGTAATCATGCGATTTACTTCAGGCGTACAGTACGGTATTGGTTCAGACCTTGCACTACTTACTTTAGCTTAATAAATAATTGTTCAACAAGAAAGGGTAGGTAAGCCTCGAGCCTACCTGCCCTTTTTTAATATAAAAAATCTAAAATATGGCTTGCAACATTGATACTGGGAGAACGCTTCCTTGTAGAGATTCGGTAGGTGGTCTGAAGAATGTGTACTTCATCAATTACGATGCTACTGCTTCTCTTCCTCTTGTTACTACAGCGGGAAGTGAAGATACAGTTGCATTTGATGGTGTATGGGATGCTACAAACTACCAATACGCACTCAAGGGAACTTCCTCTTTAACAACAAACATCCAAGCTTCTCGTGAGAACGGAACCGTTGCTTTCGAGCAAGTATTGGAACTTACTTTACCTAAGCTATCAAAAGAAGATAACTATCAAGTTAAACTTCTTGCTTGGGGAAGACCACGCATCGTTGTAGAAGACTATAACGGAAACTACTTCTTAGTAGGAAGAGAGCACGGTGCTGACGTAACAGGGGGTACTGTTGTTACAGGAGCTGCTATGGGAGACCTAAGCGGATATACTCTTAGCTTCACAGCTATGGAGCTTACTCCTGCCAACCTTTGTACAGGAAGCATTGCTGCTCCAACCCCATAAGATTAATAAATCTTTACTATAAAAAGAGGCCCTATGAGGCCTCTTTTTTATTGTTAATAGAAAACAAAAAATAGGACTTTTAGTTATCCTATTGTGATACGATTACAACCTATAGTAGAAGGGCAGACATTCCAGATTATTCCGTCTTCGTATGACTTGGCGGAACTGAATGCTGCTACAGTTACCTTCGTAGAAAACGGGGTAACTGCACAAGAAAAGCTTGATGGTTACGATGATGTTTGGTCTTTGCTTAATGAAGATTGGAATACTACGGAGAAGTACTTTGTGGCACCAGAGACAAGGATTGTTTGTACGCTTTCAAGTAACGGAAACTTTATTGATGTGTATTTTGAGACCCCTTTAATATTGAAGGAGGGTCAGATATTTACATTTACTATTAAGAGTAGTACAGATGTATTCTTTAAGGACTTAATATACATCACCGATGAAACAAGTAAGAAAGACGTATTTACGCTGCCTGACATTTATACGGAATACAATGCAGGCAAGACAGAATACATAGTATTATAATATGGCAAAGAACAGAGTAAGATTAGTCAGCGCAACTCAGCAATCTAAACAATACAGAGACAGTATTAAGGTTGTTAATCTGAGCGGCTATCAAACACCAGAGGTGATTGAGCAGCACAGCAAAGAATGGGTGCTATATTTAAACGGGGAGGACGGACAGGACTATTTTGATGGGCTTATCAATAACTACTTAGGTAGTCCAACAAATTCTTGCTGCATCAATGGTATAACAGAAATGATATACGGTAGAGGTCTTGACGCTACAGACAGCGCAGATAAGCCAGGGATGTATGCCAAGATGAAGCTTCTGCTTCGGCCTCGTGAAATAAGGAGGGTAGTAAATGATTATAAGCTTCTTGGACAAGCTGCAGTACAGGTTATTTACAACAAGCAAAAGACTGCGATAACTAAGGTATTGCATTTTCCAATGGAGACCTTACGAGCAGAGAAGGCTACAAATGGTCGTATAGAAGCTTATTACTACCACCACAAATGGTCAGAGTTAAAACCCTCTGACAAGCCAAAACGTATTCCTACGTTTGGCAACGGAAGCAAGAGCGAGCTAATAGAGCTTTACATCTTCAAACCTTATAAGTCTGGATTCTATTACTATGCTCCTGTTGATTATAACGGCTGTCTTCAATATTGTGATTTGGAAGAAGAAGTGGCCAACTACCATATCAATAACATCCAAAACGGCCTTCAGCCTTCGCTGTTGGTTAACTTCAATAATGGAGTGCCTAACGAGGAAACGCAAGAGCTGATTGAAAGAAAAATCTATGATAAATTTAGCGGAAGCTCGAATGCAGGTAAGTTCATACTTACGTTCAACGAGTCATCTGAGGACCAAGCGACTATTGATCCGATTCACCTCCCTGATGCGCACGCTCAGTATCAATTCTTAGCAGACGAGTCAAGAGAGAAGATTATGCTTGGCCACAGAATTGTCTCTCCTATCTTGTTAGGTATTAAAGACAACACAGGCTTTGGTAATAACGCAGAGGAGCTTAGAACGGCCTCTATCATCATGGATAACATGGTGATTAGACCGTTCCAGCAACAGCTTATAGACGGCTTTGATGAGATCTTAGCCTTTAACAATGTAGTCCTTAATCTATACTTTGTAACACTACAACCTATTGAATTCACAGAACTTGACAACATCGAGACAAGAGTTAAGCGAGAAGAAGAGACAGGAGAAAAGCTGTCAAAACAAATGCCAGAAGACTTGTCGGATTTGTCAGACGAAGAAGCAGAAGACCTCTTCGACCAGTTAGAAGAAATGGGCGAGGTTATCTCTGATGAATGGGAATTGGTACACACAGAGGTAGTGACAGAAGAGAATGAGGAGTTTGACTTTACTCAGCTTGCAGAGGTGAAGCGTGATGACGCTGCACCCTCTAAGAAGAGTTCTCAGGACAATAAAGGCTTTAAGGTACGTTATGCTTACATGCCTGTGAGAAAGTCTGCTGAGAGCCGTCAATTCTGCTCTAAAGTAGAATCTTTAACAGAGAAGGATATAGTATTCCGCTTAGAAGACATCAATCAGATGTCTTTTAGAGGAGTCAATAAGCAGTTAGGCCATAAAGGCCGTAACTACTCTCTCTTTAAGTATAAGGGTGGTAAGAACTGCCATCATTTCTGGGAGAGAAGAGTGTATAAGAAGAAACAACAAGTGCCAGAAGAAGAGGCATTGTCAGAAGGGTTTGTAGCACCAAACAATCCAAGCGAAGTGCCAATTAGACCTATAGATATGCCGAACAAAGGTGCTTACCCAACAACTAACTAAAGATGGCACAGAAAGCACTATTTATTACCATACAAGACGTAAAGCAAAAGTCTATCATTAGCGGGAATGTAGATCCCGACAAGGTGGTTCAGTTTGTTGAGGTAGCACAAGACACACACATTCAGAACTATCTTGGAGGAACGCTCTACAAGAAGCTACAGACTTTAATACTAAATGGCACCATTGATGATGCGGGCAATGCAGATTACAAGACGTTGCTTGACGACTACATCAAGCCAATGCTTATCTGGTTCACACAAAGCAATTATTTGCCATTTGCCGCCTATCAGGTCGGCAATGGCGGTATATACAAACACAGAAGTGAGAATGCAGATACTATAACTACAGACGAACTTAATATGCTTATCAATAGAGCATCTGAGACTGCTGAGTTCTATACAAGAAGATTCATGGATTATATGGACTTTAATAGCCAGCTCTATCCAGAGTACACCACAGTAAATACTGAGGATATGCAACCAGATAAAGATGTAGGATTTCACAGTTGGTATTTAGGGTAGTCTATGGGAGAAAAAAGAGGCAAGTACAGGCCGAAAGAAGAGAATATAAGAAAGCTATTTGCTTTCTTGAGTAAAGAAGAACAGAAAATACCTAAAGAGGTTATCATTAACAAGAAGCAATGTCAAACGCAATAGATTGGGGTAAGATTTACTGCTCGACTTGGTGGGGGGATGAATCAAATGAAGATACACTTCATATTGCAAGCCAACCAACTTGTTTCGTATGATTTGGAAGTGGCTAAGCAATCTTTTAGATTGGGGAGAAGTATATGAGAAGTCTTGGTGGGGCATAGGTGCAGAGAGTAACAGTATTGGATGGGGAATAGTTTACAAGGCGGAGGCAAGTCAAGATACTTGGCAATACCAAAGCAGTTACTACCAAGACGAGATAGATATATGGAATCAAATTTAAAAACTTATAAATGGCAACATTAACAAACACAAAAATTAAAGACACCTACGATGGTCTCTTAAAAACAACAGACAACCAAGCAATAGATGCTGCGGGTGTTACCTTGATTGAGGATGGTTTAGGTAACGCTTCTGCTCTTTCGGTAGGTCGCTCAGGAAATGGCGTAACGATTACGGGCAACCTTACAGTAGATACTAATACACTATATGTAGATGCTGCAAACAATCGAGTGGGCGTAAATACTACAAGTCCTGAAACAGAAGTGGATGTTTTAGGTACTTTAACTGTTCAAAGTTCAGCGGCTAATATCATACTTAAAGATACAGGTGCAGCCGATAACGAAGATTGGAGAATTGTAGCCAATGGAGGACCATTACAAATTCAATCAAGAACTAATGCGGGCGTAAATACATCAAGAATTCTTTTTGATAATAACGGAGATATTTCTTTCTTTGAAGATACGGGTTCAAGTGTTAAATTATTTTGGGATGCTTCTGCTGAATCGTTAGGGATAGGTACTTCGAGTCCTTCTTATAAATTAGATATTTCTGCTTCTACTGCTCAAATACAAAATGCGGGTGAAGCATCTTGGATATTTAGAGATACAGGATTTGGAAACATTACTATTGGACACGGTGCATTTAGTACAGGCGGAGGTAAATTTGCTATTGGGGGTGCTTCTGCATCTATGGTTATTGATACAGCTTCAGGTAACGTAGGGATAGGTATAACAAGCCCTTCTGCTAAACTTCATTTACAAACACCTTCAGGAACTGCACCAAAAATTTATTTTGGACAAGATGCAACAAGTGCTTGGAGTGTTGGTTCACCCGCATCAACAGATGCTTTAGTATTTATAAATGAACAATTTGGCGCAGAAAGAATGCGCATCACCTCTACAGGTAACGTAGGGATAGGTACTTCGAGTCCGAGTTCATTTTCTAATTATTCAACTTTAACTGTAAATGGAACTAATGGTGGTATAATAAATCTTAAAGTTGCAGAAACAGAAACCGCAAGGCTTCAAGCTTTTTCAGGAGCGTTTAATGTCGCTGCAAAAGGAGCATCTACAAATTTACTTTTTGAAACCAATGGCTCAGAAAGAATGCGCATAGACTCTTCGGGTAACGTAGGAATAGGCACGAGTAGTCCTTCTTATAAATTAGATGTTCAAGGTACAGGTGCAACAATTAAAGTTTCTGAATCAGGAGGTTCAGACGTAAGACTTGGAGCGGGAGGTTCTTTAGGTCGTGTTGGAACTTACTCTAATCATCCAATAACGTTTCTTACCAATAGCACAGAAAGAATGCGCATAACGAGTGGGGGGTCTTTACAAGTTGGCGGAACAAACCTATATGCTGTAGGTGCAGACCACTTAATTCAAGGGTCAAGTTCTATAGGTGGTAATGGTGCTGTAATGGTTTATAATGATACAGGAGTTGCTTTGTGTCCTGCTTTAACTATTGCAAATCAAGATACAAGCACAGATTCTACAAATAGATTTGTTCAATTTTATGCATCGGTAGGTACTACTACTCAAGCGATGGGTGGTATTGTTGGTAATGGAGCAGAGAATGTTCAATTTGCAACTTTGTCAGATGAAAGAGAAAAAGAAAATATAACTGAAATATCGGGCTCTCTTGACAAAATAATGCAGATTCAAGTTTCTGAGTTTGATTGGATTAAAACAGGAGAACACATTAAAGCAGGATTTATTGCTCAAAATGTAGAAACTGTATTCCCTGAGTATGTTATAGAAAATATGGCTTCCGAAGGTGAAGAGCCAAGAAAGGGAATTACAGGTGGTATGTCAGCAGGATATATCGCTCACCTTACAAAAGCAATTCAAGAACTTAAAGCAGAAATCGAACTATTAAAAAATAAATAATTAATAT